GGTCAGCGAACCCCGGTTCTTGCGTCCACTGAAAGTTCTTGGAAGGCCGGAAAACCGGAAAATCACGGAACCTCTTGTGGTTGCGCAAACTATGTCAATCTTTTGACCAAGTGACTATGACAGACCAGATTGACGAAATACGGCGGAAAAGCCAGGAGCGGGCGGATGCTGAGCGGGAGGCCGCGAAGTCCGACAAACCTCAAGGGGTGGCGGGTCTGGATATCGAATTCATCGCCGAGTGCCGCAAAAAAAATGAGGTCGGCGACTCGGAGATCTACTGCGCCCTGCACCGCAAACGGTACGCGAAAAACGTGGATACCCTCGGCACCTGGTATGCCTTCACCGGCCACCATTGGCAGATCGATAAAACCAGCCGCTCCCTCGATGCGGTGGAAGATGTGGTCCAGGCCTATATCCGGGAGCTGGCCGATGTCGAGGAAAAGCTTCTCAGCCTCAATGGCGACGAAAACAAGAAGGAAATCGTTGCCAAACTCAACAAGAAAAAAGACTCAATCCTTGGCCGTTGCAACCGCCTCCGCACCGGTCGCGGCCGCAAGAACGTCCTCGACCTGGCCACCTCCAACTCCGACCCCCTGGTCATCACCTACGACCAACTCGACCAGGACCCATTTCTCCTGGGCGTGAAAAACGGGGTGGTGGATCTGCGCACCGGCCTCCGCCGAGACGGCCGACCGGAGGATCATATTACCATCGTAGCCCCCACCGATTACCTGGGCATCACCGCCAAATGCGACGCCTGGCGCAATTTCCTCATCGAGGTCCTGGTGGATCCTACCGTTATCGAATACCTCCAGCGCCTCCTGGGATATTCCATCATCGGCGCCGATCTCGGCGTCCGGGTCTTCCCCATCTTCCACGGGGAGCACTCCCAAAACGGCAAGGGCACCATCAAAGAAGTGCTGCTCTCGGCCCTGGGCCAGGTGGCCGGCACCATCCAGTCGGAGATGCTGATCGCTACCAAGTTCGCAAAGGCGGCAGGCAGCCCGACCCCGGAGATCATGGATCTCAAAGGCAAGCGCCCTGTTTTTGCCAGCGAGACCGAAAAAGGACAACGCTTCGCCACCGCAGCGGTTAAGCGATACGCCGGCGGCGACAAGCTCAAGGGCCGCGGCCTCCAGGATCGCGACTTCACCGAGTTCATCCCCAGTCACACCATGTTCCTGCTCACCAACTACACGCCCCACGCGCCGGCAGACGATCACGGCTTCTTCAACCGGGCCAAGATCATCCCCTTCCCTTTCTCTTTTGTCGAGGATCCCAAGGCCCCTTATGAGAAAAAGGCGGACCCAGGTCTCAAGGAGAAACTCCTGGCCGAGGCCTCCGGCATTCTCGGCTGGCTGGTGGAAGGGGCGCTCCTCTTCCAGAAGACTGGCCTCTGCACCCCGGACAGCATCAAGGAGCCCACCGCGGCGTACAAGCGAGGCGAGGATCAGATCCTCGACTATGTGGAGGCCTGCTGCAACCAGGGACCGACCCTTGATGAAAACGCCACCAACCTCTATCAGACATTCCGGTGGTGGTGGAAGGAAAACGTCAACAACACCCCGCCAAACGCCCGCAACTTCGGCGATGGACTCAAAATCCATTTCAAAAAGGAGAAGAAAGGCACGGTCACCTATTATGGCCTGGAGGTTAAACCGGACATTCTGGCCGATGCTCTCAAAGACGAAAACCCATCTGATTACAAGAGGTTGTACTGATGCGCCTGGACAGTATGGACATACATCCGGACATTCCCGCCAAGCTCAAACGGACCTTAATTGGTCTGATTACAAACACTTGCGCCCTTGCGCGTGGACAGTGGACAGTTCGGACATTAGTACCCGGCCAAATAAACTAACAAGGGGAATGTTTACGCGCGCACGCAATATATAACCCTCCACACTGTCCAACTATCCAGAAAGAAGAAGAGAGAGAAAGATGAATATGATGCAATTCCATGGTTTTCCTGGGTTTTCCGGTTTTCGCGCCGGCAGTAAAAACGGTGGAGAGTACCACGGCAAATGTCCAGGCAATGGTCCAGACTGCGTTTGCCTCGATGAAAACGAAAACCGGATGCGAATCTGGCCGCACCAAGGCCCGATCGGCATGTTCAACTGCCGCAAGTGCGGATGCCACGGCGACGCCATCCAGTGGCTCAAGGATTTCCTGGGCATTGGCTACCTGGAGGCCTGCGTCTACCTCGGCATTGAGCCGAAGTCCAAGACCGCGGCCTCCCTCCCCGGCCGTGCCCAAGCATCCCGACCGGCTCCGGAGCAGATCCACCGGCTTACTCTCCACCCCACCGCCTCCCCTTCCCCGGTCTGGATCGAGCATGCCGAGAAGTTCGTGGCCTGGTGCCACGAGCAGCTCCTGGCCAACCCGGAGCAACTGGCCTACCTCGCCGCCAGGGGGATCAGCAAGGCCGCGGCCATCTCCTGCCGCCTCGGCTGGAACCCCAAGGACACCTACCGCCAGCGGGAAAGCTGGGGGCTGCCCACCGAGTTGGACTCCAAGACAGACCGCCCCTTGCGTCTCTGGCTCCCCGCCGGCTTGGTCATCCCGGTCTACCGCAACGGAGTTCTCCAGCGGGTGCGGGTCCGCCGTCCAGCCTCGGAACGGGCCAAATTTCTACCGAAACGCAAATACCACCGGATCCCGGGCTCCTCCATCACCACCATGATCCTGGGCGAATCCTCCCGGGCCTTCGCCGTGGTCGAGGCGGAGCTGGACGCCGTGGCCATCTTCTCCGCCACCCCCGATCTGGTAGGCGCCGTGTCCATCGAAACCCTCGAAGGTAATCTCGATGCCGAGGCCGCGGCCATCCTAGCCCAGGCCCTGGTCATCCTCGACGCCCTGGATGCGGACGATCCGACCACCCCGGCCCTGCAGCGGGCCCTGGCCAAATGGTCCGCAACCTTCCCCCGCCATCTCCGCTGGCCGGTACCGGTGGGCAAGGACCCGGGCGAGGCGGTCAAGGCCGGGGTCGATCTCCGCACCTGGATCCTTGCCGGACTTCCGCCGGTCTTCACGGTCGGTTCCGGGGCTGCGGAGATTCCCGGACAGTCCGCTTTTTCTGGCCTGTGTGGGGGAGCGGCGGAAATTGAGGGCGGTGGCGATGCCGAGGTGGCTGTAGGTGAGGAAGCGGCCTCAAGTGATGTCGCAAAACAAGAAATGGCTACGGTTGGCGAGCAAGACGACGTTGCCGAGTTGGCCGGGCTCCTGGCCAAACATCAGGTGCGGGTCCTCAAGAGTGAGGACGGCAGAGAGGTCAGTATTCAATGGGATCAGAAGTGGCGGCAGGCGCATCAGGAAACAGCTAACCGCATCTCCGCGCTGGTGTTCCAGTCGGACTCGGTGTTCAAGGTAATCCATTATCACCCGGACTTGACGATCCATGCCGGGAATCTTTTAATGGGGCATCAAACATGACCCCTGTCATTTTGAAATACCGCGACAGATTTCGCAAGTCTCCACAGCTCTCCATCAATTTCGGTGAGCTGGCCATTGATAATTTCGCCGGCGGAGGTGGAGCGTCCACCGGGATTGAGGCTGCCATCGGCCGTCCGGTGGATATCGCCATCAACCACGACCCTGGCGCCGTGGCCATGCACGAAGTCAATCACCCCGGCACGCGCCACTTTTGCGAATCGGTGTGGGATGTTGACCCGCGCAAGATTTGCGGGGGCCGTCCGGTTGGTATCGCCTGGTTCAGCCCGGATTGTAAGCACCACTCAAAGGCCCGCGGAGGAAAGCCGGTTGAAAAAAAGATCAGGGGCCTTGCCTGGGTGGCAGTGCGTTGGGCTGCAACGGTCAAGCCCCGGCTGATTATCCTGGAAAATGTTGAAGAGTTTGTCACATGGGGCCCGCTGGTTACAGATGTAAATGGCGACTGTTACCCCTGTAAGAAACGGAAGGGCCAGACGTTCCGGAGCTTCGTCAATGCGCTGCGCCGCCAGGGATATGAGGTGGACTGGAGAGAGTTGCGGGCCTGCGATTACGGTGCCCCGACCATTCGTAAGCGTTTTTTCCTGATCGCCCGCTGCGACGGCCAGCCGATTGCCTGGCCGGAACCGACCCACGGAGATCCGAAAAGCGAGGCAGCAAAGAGCGGGCGCTTGCTTCCTTGGCGCACCGCTGCCGAGTGCATCGACTGGTCTCTTCCCTGCCCTTCAATTTTTGAGCGAAAACGGCCCCTGGCCGAGGCCACCCTGCGAAGGATCGCAAAGGGGGTCATGCGATATGTGGTGGAGTCGCCTGAGCCGTTCATCGTTCCTCTCACCCACCACGGCAAGAGGAAAAACCACGATATCAGCAAACCGTTTAACACCGTCACTGGAGCGCATCGCGGAGAGATGGCGCTGGTAACCCCTTTCATCACCTCACATGCCAATGCGTCGAATCAACGGAACATGCCGGCAGACGGGTCGCTGCGGACGCAGTGCGCCCAGGTGAAAGGCGGTCATTTCGCCCTTGTTACTCCCTTTATTTCCACCTATTACGGGGCAAAATCGGCAAAAGATGCACGCGGGGCAAGGATGGACAAACCTATCGCCACCCAGACCACGGAAAACCGGCACGCTGTTGTTTCCGCTTTCCTTGCCAAGAACTACACAGGGGTGGTCGGGTCCGACCTGGACAAACCAATCGGAACAGTGACCGGCATCGACCACCACTCCCTGGTTGCCGCCAGCGTGGTGCGTCATTTCGGAGAAAGCGTCGGTTCTTCCCCGGCCGAACCGGTCGGCACCATCACCGCCGGCGGCCTCGGCAAGACCGGGATCATCGCGGCGAATCTGGTCAGAAATTTCGGGAAAAGCGCCGGCGCCGCTGCGGCAGGTCCGGCTTGCACCATCACCGGCAAAAGCAAGGACGCCCTGGTTACCTCCCACCTGGTCAAGCTGCGCGGCACCTGCAAGGATGGCCAGCCGGTAACCAGCCCCGCCCCGACCATCACCGCCAGCGGCACCCATGTCGGCGAGGTCCGGGCCTTCCTGATGAAATATTACGGCACGGATCAGGACCCCAAGCTGGTCGAACCGCTCCACACGGTGACCACGAAAGACCGCTTTGGCCTGGTTACCGTCAAGGGCGAAGAATACCGGATCGTGGATATAGGCATGCGGATGTTGTCTCCCCGGGAGCTGTACCGTGCCCAAGGATTCCCGGAGAACTACATCATCGACCGCGACTCGCACGGCAAGCCCATCACCAAAACCGAACAGGTTGCCAAGTGCGGCAACAGCGTCTGCCCGCCAATTGCGGAGGCACTGGTACGGGCGAACATGGCGGCGGTTGAGGTTATCGCTGTCGGAAACCCACCGGCACTGGCGGGGGTGCAGCGATGACCGTTGATATTTTAACCGGCGACTGTCGGGACATCCTGCCGACTCTGCCGGAGAAAAGCGTCCATTGCTGCGTTACCTCGCCGCCGTATTGGGGGCTGCGCGATTATGGGGTTGACGGCCAGATCGGGCTGGAGGCCTCCCCGGAGGAATTCATTGTCGAGATGGTCAATGTGTTCCGGGAGGTGCACCGGGTGCTGCGGGACGATGGGACGCTCTGGCTGAATCTCGGAGATACCTACGCCGGATCGCGGGGACAGTCGCTTCGTGGCGGCCCCCCAAGTGCCTCGAGCACGCTGGCAGGAAACGGTCATCGCGGAGGCGGTCCGAAATTAAGCGGAATGACCACGGTAAGCCGCCGGCGGGACAATGCCGTTATCCCGCGCTCCGACTTTTTTATCCCCGGCCTAAAACCGAAAGACCTTGTCGGCATCCCCTGGCGCGTTGCCCTGGCCCTGCAGGCGGACGGCTGGTATCTGCGCTGCGATATCATCTGGCACAAGCCGAACCCCATGCCGGAAAGCGTTACCGACAGGCCGACCAAAGCCCATGAGTACATGTTCCTGCTCTCCAAGTCCGAAAAATATTACTACGACCACGAGGCCATCAAGGAGCCGGTGTCCGGTTCTGCCCATGCCCGCAGGGGATACAAAACCCCGGATGGTTGGGACACCTCATCGGGCAACGGCGGGCACGGGCAGTTCCATCGTGAGGGCCGGGAGAAAGGCAAGATCCCGGGAGTCGGTCCCAAAGCCGAGGCCGCAGCGGCCGGCGTGAAGAGCAATAAAAGTTTTTCCGCCGCCATTGTCGATTTGGTTCAAAGCAGAAACAAGCGCTCCGTGTGGACTGTGCCCACGCAGCCATACTCTGCCGCCCACTTCGCCACCTTCCCGGAAAAGCTCATAGAGCCGTGCATCAAGGCCGGTTGTCCTCGGGGGGGGGTGGTGCTGGATATCTTCGGCGGCAGCGGCACCACGGGCCGGGTGTCCACCAGGCTGAGGCGCAATTCCATCTTGATCGATTTGAACCCGGAATATGTGAAGTTGCAGCACGAGCGGACTTCCATGGTTCAGTTAAACGTTTTTTAGAGGGGGAAAGGATATGACAATGCCAGCGGAAAAACGCATCAAAAAAGGCTTGTGGTGGGACCGCAACTGGCCGGTGCTGGAAGGCTGTACCCCGTGCTCGCCTGCCTGCGATAACTGCTTTGCCGCCGAGTATGCCCACCGTTTTGAGGGTTCGCTCCCGTATCTACGCGGGCTGACCACGCCGGAAGGCAAGTGGAACGGCACCGTGATCATGCGCCAGGATCAGCTTGACCTGCCCCTCAAGACCAAGAAGCCCACCGTCTGGTTTGTGGCCGAACGGTCGGACCTGTTCCATCCCGCGGTGACGGATGAATATCTGGACCGCATCTTTGCGGTGATGGCGATGTCTCCGCAGCACACGTTCATGGTGCTGACCAAGCGGCCGGAGCGGATGCGTGATTATTTCTCTGGGTGGGTCGGCGGCAGCAGGGAGGTAAAAACGTCCAGTCCGAATATTATGGGCGAATTGCGCTTGCCGTTTCCCAACCTCTGGATTGGCGTCACCGCCGAAAACCAGGAGCAGGCAGACAAGCGCATTCCTTTCCTGTTGCAAACGCGGGCGGAGCACAGGTTCGTTTCCATCGAGCCGCTGCTATCCGGCATTGAAATATCACCCTATTTTTGGCCGCAGCGCCTTTGGATGCGTAACCAGGTGGCATTCGCGGAAAAAGCGCATGAATATCCGGATTGCATGGTCCCGATGCTTGACTGGGTCATCTGCGGTGGTGAATCAGGCCGCAATGCCAGGCCGGTGCATCCCGATTGGCTGCGCACTCTCCGCGATCAGTGCGCAGCCGTCGGGGTGCCATTCTTCTTCAAGCAGTGGGGGGAATGGGCACCTCGTGAGATCGCGCTAAAAGTATATGGCGAAGATTACGATCCAGAAAACAAAGTTGCGATGGCACGCATCGGCAAGAAGGCATCCGGCCGGCTGCTTGACGGAAAAGAGCACCTGGAGCTTCCAAGGTATTTCGCATGACTCAGGAGCAAGCACCGCCGGACTCCTCCCCGGCCCCGGAGTTTCAGGACACCAAAAACGCCGCCGGTGTACTGCGCTTTTTGCAGACCAACGGCTGGAAGGTGGAAAAAACCCAGTTTTACACCCACGTCAAGCAGGGCAAGCTGGCCCGCAACGACCAGGGGCTTTTCACCCGCCGTGCCGTGCTTCGGTATGCCAAGGACTGGGTGCCCCGCAACGACACCGGCAAGACGATCGGCGAGGAGCAGGAGGATCTGAATCGGACCAAGCTGCAGGAGGAGATCAAGCGGATCCGGGTGCAGCAGGAGCGGGACAACTTCAAGTTCGATGTCGAGCGCGGCAAGTACCTCCCCCGGGCGGAGGTGGAACAGGAGCTGGCCGGCCGGGCCGTGGCCCTGGATGCCGGATACAACCACATGGTTTACAGCCGGGTGCAGGAGTTCATTTCCGTCGTGGGCGGCGATCCATCCAAGGCCTCCCTGCTGATCGAGTGCCTGCTAACGGCCAGGGATGACTGGTTCAACCAGTATGCCGCGCCCATGGATTTCGAGGTGGAGTTGGCGGCGAATATGCCGCCGGATGAAGGTTGAAAAAAAGGAGAGCTGATCATGGAATGCGCCTGCGTAGAGGCCAGCGGAGATGATTACGCGGAGTCGAGCTATACCAAGATTCTCACGGCCGGAAAGCCGCATAAATGCGGAGAGTGCTACCGGAAAATCCAACCCGGCGAGCAGTACGAGATGTGCACCATGCTCTTTGAAGGCGAGTGGTCTCGGTGCAAGACCTGCCTTGATTGCCGTAGCGTAACCGCTGCCTTCTTTTGCGGGTTCACCTTTGAAACTGTATGGGAAGACCTCGGGAGCTCTTTGCGGGATTCTTATGGCCGATTTCCAGAGGACAAGATGAATCTTCTGACACCTGCGGCCAGAGAAAAAGTGTTTTCGCTGATTGAGGGTATCTGGGCTGAGATGGATGAATAGCCTACCACCACAATAAATCATCCCACCTGACAACAAGGCAAAAACTAACGGTTATCTTCGATTTTTCAACCAGATAGCAAGCGAACCAGCGAAAATGAAAAAACAAAAAAACAGCCTGACTATCCCGAAACAGACCGTGGAAGAGCTGGCCCGCCGTTACGGGAACAAGCAGAACGCCCTTTCCGGCCAAGTAAGCAGCGACCTGATGTTTTACCATGCCCTGCTCGATCTGCAGGGCATGGAGGCGATGATCGACAGCCGCTTCAACGAAGCGGAGGTGCGGCTGCTCCTGGCGTCCACCGCTGGTCTGGCCGTGGAGCCCGGCGCCCTGGCAGGCATCGCCCCCAGGATCACCGCCGCCCTGGCGGAGCATATTCGTCCGGATAACCACCAAGCCATGACCTTCCTGTCCCATAAGATCATGAAGCTTTCCGTCAGCCAGGCGTTGTGGCTGTGGGACCGGCTCACGGTGTACCGGGCCAACAGTACCCGGCACCAGGATCGGGAGTATCTGCTGGCCCTGTTTGGGGTGAGATAATTGCTGTCGCAACCAAGGAAAACTAGAGGAGAAATGCCATGAAAAACAAATTGACCAACCTTAATGACCACCTGTTTGCCCAACTGGAGAGGCTGTCGGACGAGGACACGAAAGGGGCTGACTTAACCGAAGAGATCGAACGCGCCCGTGCCGTATCGCAGATCGCCGGGCAGATCATCGGCAATGCGGCCCTGGTCCTGAAGGCCCAGACCGCCCTCAACGATGGCATGATCCGCCGTGCTCCAACCATGATGATTGGCGCCGTAAATGAAGCAACGGAATAGATACACCCCTGAGCAGTTGGAGTTCCTCCGGACCGGATACGACACCATGCCGATCCGGAAGCTGACGCCTGCGTTCAATGCGGAATTCGGCCTGGCCAAGACCGAGATCCAAATCAAGGCGGCGTTGAACAACCACCGCATCACCTGCGGCAGGAAATACGGGGAGCGGATCCACTTCGCCCAGTTATACACCGAGAAACAGGTGCAGTTCCTGCGGGACCATTACCAGGGTCGAAGCGTGGCGGAGCTGACCGCCCTGTTCAATCAGCGGTTCGCCGCCGCCATGACGGCGCGGCAGATCAAGGCTTTTGTCAGTAACCGGGGGATTACCTCCGGTCGGACAGGCCAATTCGAGCCGGGGCACGCATCGTGGAACCATGGCGTCAAGGGGTACATGGGGGCCAACCGGACCAGCTTCAAAAAAGGCAGTGTGCCGCCGAACCGGAAGCCGCTCGGGACGGAGCGGATCTGCCCGAAAGACGGTTTTGTTTCGATAAAGATCGCGGAGACCAACCCGTATACCGGGTTTTCGACCAGGTACAAACACAAGCACGTCCATGTCTGGGAGCAGCTGCACGGCCCGGTGCCTAAAGGCCATGTGGTGTCCTTTATCGACGGCGACAAGCTCAATTGCGAGCCGGAAAATCTGATGCTGCTCACCAGGAAAGAGCTGTTGTGCCTGAACCTGCACAACTACAAGGACACCCCGGCCGAGCTGAAACCATCGGTGCTGGCTCTGGCAAAACTGGAGGCCAAGGCGGGCATCAGAACCAAGCCGAGTAGAGGAAGAAGAAAGGGAAATGGTTGATGGACTTAATCTTGCGGGTAAAGGAGTTGTATTTCTCTCAGATCAAATCCGGAGCCAAGCCGGAAGAGTACCGACTGAGAACCGCATACTGGCGCAAGAGGATTGAGGGAAAGCAGTTTGACCGGGTGATCGTGACCTGTGGGTACCCAAAGAGCACCGATGTCGAGCGCATCCTGGTGTTGCCCTGGAAAGGGTACACGGAAAAGACGATCACGCATCCGCTATTCGGGACGGATCCGGTCGAGGTGTTTGCGATTGATGTTTCAAAAACAGAGGGGAGCAATGGCCAAGAATAGCGGGATAGACTGGACAGACCATACCTGGAACCCCTGGCAAGGCTGCCGCAAGGTTTCGCCTGGCTGCGCCAACTGCTACATGTACCGGGATAAGGCACGGTATGGGCAAGACCCGACAACGGTGGTGCGCTCAAAGCCAGGCACATTCAACGCGCCGTTGCACTGGAAAGATCCCGCCCGCGTGTTTGTCTGCTCCTGGTCTGATTTTTTCATTGAGGACGCCGACGATTGGCGGGATGAGGCATGGGAGATCATGCGCCGGACGCCACACCTGACCTATATGCTCCTGACCAAGCGGGCCGAGAACATCAAAGACCGGTTGCCGCCTGATTGGCCGCTGAAAAATGTGTGGCTTGGCGTTACTGCCGAGAACCAGCAGACCGCAAACGAGAGGCTTGCTGTACTACTGTTTGACGTGCCAGCCACAAAACGGTTTGTCTCTGTTGAGCCGATGGTGGGGCCGGTTGACCTTGGACATGCTTTATGCAAAGCGTGGAGTGATGGTGGCGCAACCATGGGCCGCTATTTGGATTGGGTAATATGCGGCGGCGAGAGCGGCCCGGAGGCGCGGGAGATGCTGCCAGAATGGGCCTTGCTCCTGAAACGCCAGTGCGCCAGCAGCAATACCCCGTTTTTCATGAAGCAGATGAGCCGAAAAGCGCCCATTCCCGACTTTTTGCAGGGCCGGGAGTTTCCGGAAAGCATTTAACGCCAGAAATACCGGGCGGCTTTAGCCGTCCGGTTGATTGTTTGGTTGGAACAGCGAACCACGGAGGGAATATGATTGACCTGAATGATTTTTGCCAGAAAGACGGAAGCCCCGCGATTGCGACACCCTGGACTGAAGGTAGGTGGACATATGCCAGCAACGGACACCTGCTGTTGCGTGTGGAACGACGGGAAGAGGTGCCGGAAAAAATTGAAGCGCCAAAAGTGTCCGGGACTTCTTTGGGCGAGGCACTAGAGAAACGACCCGGCATGCGGGTTGTGGTGCCTGAACTACATATAAGACCGGTGCCATGCTCGAAATGCAAAGGCACTGGGAAGCAGTACACTTGCCCGGAATGCGGGGGTGAAGGTGAGGTTACGCCAAGCACCGAGTGGAACAACTACGACGAACAGACCTGCTTGACTTGCGATGGCAATGGTCAGTTGAGCAAGGACCATTGGTTGAAGTTGATGCCAAAAAGGGCAAACCCGGCTGGCGACGACTGCCACAACTGCGACGGAACCGGTAAGACCTGTGTGGACAAGCCGGTTAAGATTGGTGAGGCGCTGTTTACCGACAGCCTGCTGGCGATGATTGCCCCCTTGCCGCACTGCGAGATTGGCGTGATCGGCAGGATGGCTGCGTCACGGTTTAGGTTTGATGGTGGGGATGGTTTGATTATGCCCCGCTCGGAATAAATTGAGCGTTCCAACACCAGAAATAACGGGCGGCTTTAGCCGTCCGGCTGATTGATTTGTTGTACTTCAAAGCCGAGGAGGAACGATATGCCGAAAGCAGCAATCGCCATAGACGACTGGAAGTTGCCTATTTTTGAGCGCCATTTGGTAGGTGCAGGGTACGAATTTGAGCAGCACCCCGGCTTGACGAGTGACACACTGACACTGACCGTGGTGACTCCATCCGTAGAGGAGTTGGAAGTAGTTGTCCGGGCTGCAAACACTGAAGCGCAAAAGAGGAAACTGCAATGAGAAAACAACCAAAGACCTGTATGACCGATGGCGAAGCTGTGGACCCGAACCACCGGGAGATTGACCAGGCCACTGGCATGCAAAAGGGGTATGTCGTTTTGTGCCCGGAGGAGCGGGCCAAGGGGTTTGTCCGGCCAGTGCGCAGAAGTTACAAGCATACCAAGTGCGGCACTGTGACGACGATGGGCCAAACACTGGCCGAGACCTACGCCCGAGACCCGAAGTTTTACAGCGGGACGTTCTGTTGTGGCTGTGGCACCCATTTCCCTGTTGCTGGTTTTACATGGGAGCCAGATGGCTCCGTAGTGGGTTCTTGAAGTACAACATTGATTAGCCAGCCGCCCGGTTGAGCTGATTGGACAACTTTTTTGGTGATGCGATGAACCAAGTGCAAATGGCAGCGAAACTCTACGATACCCGTGACACAATGCGGCGCTTCTTTGGGGATAAATACCAGGAGAAGGTGAACGAATATCGCCCTTACCTGGAAGCTGAAGCAAAGAACCACGGCGGCCAGGTGCTCTCGGCCATGATTGCGCTGTGCCAGAAATTAAACGCCGATGGCGGAGGGCATGAAATAGCGGTGGCAATGATGATGGCAACAGCGGTGGAGATGGTTGCTGCCCGGAATGGTCTTATGGTTGACCCAGAAAAAGAAAAAGCAGCGGAAAAGGTCATGATCGCCGCCGGTTTCAGGTCATAAATTAATGACCGCCCCCCAACCCATCACCCTCACCGGATCGCCACCCTGGCTGCCGCTCTCGCTGCACCAGCGTCCTGCGCCGGTGCGTCTCGCCTTCCGATTTTCGGCGGCGGAGCGGCGCGTCTTCCGTAAGCGGCGCAAGATCAAGGTGTCGGAGTGGTGCGAGAAACACCGGGTTGTCACCCTGAGTTCGCTGGCCGGGCCGTGGCGGAACGATATCACCCCGTATCTGGTCGGGATCATGGACGCCTCGTTTTTTGTCTCGGTCCGCGAGATCTCCATCTGCGCCTCGCCGCAAACCGGTAAATCTGAGGCGGTCAATAACTGTATCGCCTACGCCGCTGACCGCGATCCCGGCCCGGTGATGTACATCTATCCGGATGAGTTGACCGCCAAGGAAAACTGTAACGACCGCATCCAGCCGATGTTCACCTCCTCGCGTCGTCTGCGCGAACTCATGACCGGCCGGCAGGATGACGCATCAAGTCTGCGGATCAACCTTAAACACATGCCCATCTACATGGCCTGGGCGAGTTCGGTCCCGCGCCTGAGCAATAAACCGATCCGCTTCCTTGATTTCGATGAAATCGACAAATATCCTGAGTCCAACAAACGGGAGACCGACTCCATCCGGTCGGGCGAGGCCCGCAAAACCACCTACCGATGGAACTATAAGATCTGGAAATCATCCACCCCCTCGGTGGAGTCGGGCAATATCTGGCAAGCCCTGCTCACTGGCCAGGTGATCTTTGAGTATCGGGTGCGTTGCCCGCTTTGCAACGGCGCCCAGATCATGAACTTTGAGGGGATCCGCTTCCCGGAGGATGAGCGCGACCCGAACATCATCGAGGCCCAGGGGCTCGCCTGGTATGAATGCTCGCATTGCCATGCGCATTGGGACGACCACAAACGGGACCAGGCGGTGCGGCTCGGCGGTTGGGTGTCCAAGGGCGATGAGTGCCTGGAACTCTTCTCCTACCTGGAGAAATACCGCCCCCGCAAGATCGGTTTCCACCTCCCCTCCTGGCTGTCGCCCTTCGTGCCGCTGGCGGAGATCGCCGCAGCCTGGCTCAAGTGCCGCAAGCCGGGCACCAAGGTTATAGACAAAAATGCCCACAAGGATTTCTATAACCGCTATAAGGCCGAGCCGTGGCTGGAGCACCACCAGGAGCGGCTGGAAGACCGGATCCTCGCCCTCTGCGACGACCGCCCCCGCGGCCTGGTGCCATCCGGTAACCGGGTCGCCTGCCTGCTCGGCACCGCCGACACCCAGGACAACGGCTTTTACTACAAAATTCGCGGATGGGGCTACGGCCTGGAGCAGGAGAGCTGGCTGATCCGCGAGGGGTTTGTTGATAGCTTTGAGGCCCTGGAGCAGGTCTTCTGGCATGACGAATACCGCGACGCCGCCGGCAAGCAGTATGTCCTGCACTTCTGCGCCATCGACGCCATGGGACACCGCACCAAGGAAGTTTACGACTGGTGCCGGGTGCGCAAAGGCAAGATCGTGCCGCTCAAGGGCGAGGAGCGCATGGCCACCCCGTTCTCCTGGTCCACCATCGACACCTATCCGGGCACGAAAAAGGCGATCCCCGGCGGCGTCCAGCTGCTGCGGATCAACACCAACTATTTCAAGGACAACCTGGCCACCAAGCTGGAGATCTTCCCGGCCGATCCCGGCGCCTGGCATCTGCACAAAGATTACACCTCGGACTGGGCCCAGCAGATGTGCGTCGAGTTCGTCAACCCGAAGGGGTCGTGGGAGTGTCCGGAGGGCAAAGCCAACCACGCCTTTGATATCGAAGTATACGGCCTCGCACTGGCGGATTTGGTGGAGGTGAAGTTTTGGAAAAGGCCGGAGGAAGTTGAAACACAGGCACTCACCCCGCCCCGGCCCGCCGCCCCGGTGCGATCGCAATACATGACCCGCACATGACCCGTTAACCCCAGGAGCCTCAGCATGACCAACACCCAGCCCCCCGCCGCCCTCTCGCCGAAAACGGAAATCCCGGAACTGATGTACGTCCACACCGTGGCAGAACGTTTGTGCTGCTCAACCAGGAAAATCTACACCCTCATCCAGGATAACGAGATCGAAGCCGTCCGCCTGGGCAAGCGCGGGGTGCGGGTGGTCAAGTCCAGCGTGGTAAAATATTTGGAGCGCGGCCATCTGGATCCGGAGGAGTATTTTCGCTGAGTTGGTTGGTTCTGGCTCGGCCCAAATCGCAAAAAAACACAATGTGTGTATTTATTTCTTGTAATAATACACATTGTGTGCTATTTCTGTTCTTGAAGGGGGGCGATAACGCCAACCGGAAAACCCAGGAGATAGATATGAAACCGATGCTTGCAAAAAACTATGAGACACAGAACGTGAAAGGCTGGTTGATGAGTGAAAAACTTGACGGGTGTCGTGCAATTTGGACAGGGTCCGAACTGCTGAGCCGTAACGGAAACAAGTTTTTTGCCCCTGTCTGGTTTACTTCCCAGCTACCAGCAGACGTGGTGCTGGACGGCGAGCTATATATCGGCCGCGATTCATTTCAGCACGGCGTTGGAATCATCCGCAAAAAGAACCCTATTGACGCCGAGTGGCAGACGATCCGCTATTGCGTGTTTGATGCCCCGGAACACAAAGGCGGCTTTGAAACGCGCATTGATTTCTGTGCCGAGATCCTGGCTGGGTGTGGGGTTGCCGAGGTGGTAGGGCAGACGGTCTGCAAGTGTGGTGCTCATTTACAAGAGTTTTTTTCTGACCTGGTAGCATTGGGGGCTGAAGGAGTTATGCTACGCCGACCAGGTTCTGGTTACGAGCAGAGACGATCTGATAGCCTGTTGAAGTTCAAGCCGTTTGGTTCCGACGAGGCCGAGGTGGTTGGCCATCAGGCGGGCGAGGGGAAACACACCGGCCGCCTGGGAGCGCTGGTTTGTCGGTGGGGAAAAGTCGTTTTTAACGTGGGGACTGGCTTTTCTGATGCGCTGCGTGAAGCTCCGCCGCAGATAGGAGCTAAGGTTTCTTTTATGTTTCAGGGTTTGACTGATGGCGGCGTTCCCCGGTTTCCAGTTTTTATTGCCGAGCGAAATTACGAATGAGGACGGCGCAAGAGCTGAGAGAGTCCCGCAAGGCGGCGGGGCTTTCTCTAGCTGAATGCTGCCGCCTGACAGGAACGCCCAGAAACACCTGGGCGAGCTGGGAAACAGAAGAGGGGAAGGGCAACGCACGAAGACCGCCACCCATCGCTTTTTCCTGGCTGGATTTGTACCAACGGTTTGTCGCACCCAGGGTGGAACAATTACTGGAGGATTAGAATGGACCAGATAGCATTGATGCAGATAGCAACTCGATTAGAGCCTGGGCAAGCGATTGAAATCAGCGCCCACGACATGCGCGAAGCGGCGAAGGGTGATCTGTCATCGTTGATGTTCGACCAGGTGCGGCCAGGAGATGTTGAGATTTTCGCCGAGAAGATCGATAAAAACTGGGGTGTGCGGATGCGGCGCAACCCAATGACCGGCGCTTATACGATGAGCAAACAGATACCTTTTGATGAAATTGTTGAGCCGTCTTTTTCATGGGAATGCCTTGAAGAACATTCGTTGCCTGCTGGTTTTCTTTGGGGCTATGGCGTGATTTCAGATGATCCTGCCGCGCCCCATGGTAAACGGATGAATAACATTCAGGCCCGAATAGAAAGGCGCGAAGACGGAAAATGGAATTATATTGTTTTCGGGCCGCCAGTACGAGACGGCTTGGAGCCCTCCAAGGGCGAAGCGATGACCGCGTGTGAGTTCTGGATGCGGCGCAACAGGTAATAGTCAGACGTAAAATTCTCAGTCTCCCCTCCCGGCTTTCGCCGGGATTTTTTTGTCCTCTCCTAAAATTTAAGCGCACCAAGCGCATGGAGTGTCTTTAAGCGCACCCCGTACATTTTCTTTTCCCTCGCCATGGTGGACAATCCCCCCCATGGCATACAACCAGACCGACCTCGACAACATCCAGGCAGCGATCACCGCCCTGGTCACCGGCAAGCGGCGCACCAGCGCCACCATCGCGGGGAACCGCATCGACTATGCCCCGGTGGACCTCCCCCAGCTCCGCGCCATGCGGGCCGAGGTCCAGGCCGAACTGAATCTTGCCGCCGGCCGCACCCGCTTCGTGCTGGTTTCGACCAGCAAGGGGGTCTAGCGTGACCGCGCCGATCCTCTTTGACCATCGCGGCCAGCCGGTTTCTTCCAGCTTCATGGTCGGCGACTACGAAGGGGCCTCCAACTCCCGCCGCCTCTCCGCTTGGGGCCTCGGCGTGTCCGGGCCCACCGCCTCGCTCTCTCACTCGCTCACCTCCCTGCGTTCCCGCTGCCGTAAACTGTCGATGAACGAGCCCCAGATCGACGGCGGACTCGACACCCTGGCCGCCAACCTGGTCGGCACCGGCATCACTCCGCGCTGGCAACTGGAAGACAGCGGCCTCAAGGCCGAGATCCAGGCCCTCTGGGCTGATTGGGTCAAGGAAGCGGACGCCGACGGAGTCACCGACTTTTACGGCCTCCAGTCGCTGGTTGCCCGCTCGATGATCGAGTCCGGCGAGGTTTTGTCCCGCGATATCTATCGCCGCCAGGAAGAAGATCTGGTGGTCCCGGTTCAGATCCAGGTGCTGGAGGCGGACCACCTGGACGAAACCTACAACACCATCAACCAGGAAACCGGCAACGAGATCCGCTTCGGTATCGAGTTCGACGGCTCCGGGCGGCGAGCCGCCTACCACCTCTACAAAGAGCACCCGGCTGAAAATTTCCTCCTCGCCAACCCCACCATTCGGCACCGGATCGGGGCCGATGAAGTCAGGCACGTTTACCGCCCGCTGCGCCCCGGCCAGAAACGCGGCCGCCCCTGGCTTGCCGCCGCCATCTTGGTAATGCACGAGATGGCCAAGTACGACGACGCCGAACTGGTCCGCAAGACCGCTGCCGCCATGTTCGGCGGCTTTATCACCGAGACTACCCCTGGGCCGAACCCTCCTGGGCAAGGTGCTTTTGGCCAGCCGAGCATGACAGACGGCAAGGGCCGCGAGATCATCCCCCTGGAGCCGGGCACCTTCCCCCTGCTTCCTCCGGGCATGGATGTCAAATTTTCCGCCCCTGCCGATGTGGGCGGCAACTACGAGGCCTTCACCAAGCGCCAGGAGCACCGGGTCGCCAAGGGCTTCGGCGGCCTCACCTACGAGAAATTCACCGGCGATCTCGCCGATGCTTCCTATTCCTCCATACGAGGCGGCAATCTCGAAGCGCAGCGGGTTTGGAAGATGGTGATCTACAACGTCCTGGTGCATCAGTTCTGCCAGCCCTCCACCGCCGTGTTTCTCCGGCAGGCGGTGTTGACCGGAAAAATCAAGATCAAGGATTTTCTCGCCAATCACCGCAAATACCTCCGAATCAAATGGTGTATCGACGGGTGGCCCTGGGTGGATCCGGTTAAGGACCAGGTCGCCGAGCGGATGGCTATTCGCGGCGGCCTCAAATCCCGCGCTGAATCGGTGGCCGAACGCGGCCGTGACGTGGAAGAAGTGGATGAGGAGATCAGGGCCGACAACGAACGGGTTGACCGCCTCGCCCTGGTGCTGGATACCGATCCGCGCAGCACCGCCAACAACGGCAGTGCCGTGAGCCGCAAAACAAACGATGGAGAGTCCGATGCCTGATCACACCCTGGCCCACCTGTCCGGTCGCCTGTTCAACACGCCGCTCTACATCACCCCCGGCAAACTGGAGGAGATCATGGGCGTGGTCTTGCCTCGGATGCTCGGGCAGGCCCCGCTCCGGCAGGCCTCGGACGCTGCCCCCCAAGTCAAGGCGGCACAAGCCGACCTCCCGCTGATCCAGACCGCAAGCGGTCAGCGGATTGAGGTCATCCGGGTATTCGGCACCCTGGTCCACCGCTCCGGCTGGATGGATGCCGAGTCCGGCCTGACCTCCTACGACACCATCCGCCGGCAGTTCCGCGCCGCCCGCGATTCCGCCGAGGTGGCCGGGATCCTGTTTCACCTGGACAGCAATGGCGGCGAGGGTGCGGGCCTGTTTCCCCTGGTGGATGAGATCTACGACGCCAGGGGGATCAAACCGATCCACGCCTTTGTCGATGAGCGGGCCTATTCCGCCGGGTATGCCCTGGCCTCGGCCTGTTCGGTCATCCACTTGGCCGCCACCGGCGGAACGGGCTCCATTGGGGTCATCGCCCAGCACATGGACCAGTCGGAGTGGAACAAGAAGACCGGCCTGGCCTTCACCCCGGTTTTCGCCGGGGCGCGGAAAAACGACTTTTCCCCCCATCAGCCGCTCAGCGCCGAGGCCCTGAAAGTGTTGAACGAGATCGTCCAGGACGGTTACACCCTGTTCACCACCACCGTGGCTCGCAACCGCACCATGAGCATCAACGCCGTCCGGGACACCGAGGCGGGTCTATATATGGGAGACAAGGCGATTGCCGCCGGACTCGCCGATGGAATCAAAACCTGGGACCAGGCTGTTGAAGCGATCAGCAGCGCGTCCCGCCAAAACAGCCAGAACGGAGGTACCCGCATGTCAAAAGCAACACTCACCCAGAAGTTGACCGCCCTTTTCACCGGAGCCGCGCCGGAAACCGTGGCCGAGGCGGTGGCCGATCTCGCCGCCCAAACGGCCGCGCCCGGCACCCAGTCCGCCGGCGCCGTTCCCGCCGAACCCCAGGCGGCAGCCGTTGCCCCGGAGGCCATGGCCGCCGCCCGCAAAGCCGGAGCCGACGAGCTGCAGGCCAAGGTCGGCGAGATCATCACCCTTTGTGAGCTGGGCGGCAAAACCGAGATGCTCTCCACCCTGCTCAAGTCCGGCAAGTCGGTGGATGAGTGCCGCACCGAAATCGTCAACGCCAAGGCCGCCGCCTCCGCCGAACAGCCCACCACCTCCACGGTTGGAGCCGGGGCCGGGGATGGCATCAACTACCTGGTAAAGGATGCCGAGGCCCGGGCCGCGGCGGGGAAAAAATAGGCCGCGGGAAAAACCTTCCGCCTTCAGCCTTCAACCTTCAGCCTTAAAAAAACGAGGATACGAACATGCCTGTAATCAGCGAACTGAACAATCTCTCCGACGTCCTGAAATGGGAGCAGGAAAAACGCTACTCCCGTGAGGCCCTCACCATCGCCATGCTCACCGTTTTGGCCCTGGGCGAGGTCATCGGCCGCAAGCTCCTGGATATCCCCACCACCGGCACCGCCGATGCGGGCAATACCGGCGATGGCACCATGACCGGTGTTGCCGGCGGCAGCCAGACCCAGCTTGGCGACTATACCCTTACCTGCATCGAGGGCGGCGGCTCCGGGGCCATCACCACCCCGGCCACCGGCACCGCCGACGGCGGCAATGCCGGAGCCAACACCATGGGCGGTGTTTCCGCCGGTGCGGCCGTTAAGGCCGGAACCTATACCATCACCTGCACCGACGCCACCAATGCCGGGGCCGAGGTTTTCCAGGTCACGGATCCGGACGGGCTGTTGCTGGCCCCCGCTACCGTCGCGGTGGCCTATGTCAATGCCCAGATCCTCTTTACCATCGCCGATCCGGGCGCGGATGCCCAGGTGGGCGACTCGTTCACCGTCCTGGCCTCGGCTGCGGACGGAAACTCCGGACTCTTCGCGATCGCGGCCCCGGACGGCACCGCCCTGCCCAACGCCACCGTGGGCGTGGCCTACGCCAATGCCCAGCTCAACGGCACCATCAACGACGGAGCCACCGATTTCGCGGTTGGCGACATCTTCACCGTCGCGGTGGCTAAAGGCGATGGCACGGCCGTGGCCCTTGATCTGACCGCGGTGGACGGCACCCAGATCGCCGCCGGTTTCGTCATTGCCGCCTACGACGCCACAGCCGCCGCAGTGGCAGGCGTGGCCGTTGTCCGCGATGCGGTGATCGACGCCGATAACCTGGTCTGGCCCGCCGGCATCACAGCCGACCAGACCGCCGCCGCCCTGGATCAGCTCGCCGCCAGAGGCATCGTTACCAGCGAGGCGGCTTAAAGCAGTGAATAGACCGAAGGCCGAAGACTGAGGAAAAAAACCTTCAGCCTTCAGCCTTCCACCTTCAGCCTTCAAAAAAAAGAGGACCACGACCATGCCTGTAATCAACCCGTTTCTTGATAACGATGCCTTCAACATGATCAGCCTGACCAAGGCGATCAACATCCTGCCCAACAACTACGGCCGGTTGCGCGAACTCAACCTGTTCCCCGGCCGGGGCGTCACCACCCGCACCATCATGGTCGAGGAGCAGAACGGCGTCCTCAACCTGCTCTCCACCTTGCCGGTAGGCTCCCCCGGCCAGCAGGGCAAGCAGGGCAAGCGCAAGGTGCGCTCCTTCGTCATCCCCCACATCCCGCACGACGACGTGATCATGCCGGAAGAGTTCCAGGGCGTCCGCGCCTTCGGCAGCGAAAACCAGATGCAGAGCCTGGCGCAGATGATCAACACCAAGCAGCAGAACATGCGCAACAAGCACGCCATCACTCTGGAGCATCTGCGCATGGGCGCTCTCAAGGGCAAGATCCTCGATGCCGACGGCTCCACCCTCTACAACCTCTACACCGAGTTCGGCATCACCCCCAAGGTCATCGATTTTGAGCTGGATGACGATACCACCGATGTGGCGGCAAAATGCCGCGAGGTGCACCGGCACGTGGAAGACAATCTCCTGGGCGAGGTTTCCGCCGGACTCCATTTCCTGGTGAGCGAACAGTTTTTCGACTACCTCATCGGCCATCCCAACGTGGAAAAATTCTGGCTCAACCACCAGCAGGCCCTGCAGCTGGCAGGCACCGGCGGCGACCCCCGCAAAGGCTTTACCTTCGGCGGCATTCTCTGGGAGGAGTATCGGGGCAAGGCCACCGATGGCAGCGGCAACGTGCGCAAGTTTATTGCCGATGAACATGGCCATGGCTTCCCCGTCGGCACCATGAGCACCTTTGAAACCCTGTTCGCGCCGGCGGATTTCAACGAAACGGTCAACACCATCGGCATGGAGATCTACTCCAAGATGGAGCCCCGGAAGATGGGCCGCGGCATGGACCTGCACAGCCAGTCCAACCCGCTGCCCATGTGCAACCGGCCGGGCCTGCTGGTGGAAGTCAAGGCCAAGTAAGCCATGAGCTTTGCCGATGATCTGCGGGAGGCGGCGGACGACCTGTTTGAGATGGCGGGTGAGTCCGCCGTCTGGAATGGTCAACCACTCACGGTGGTGGAGGGTAAGGAATCCGAAACCACCCTCGGCTCCCCGGGCGCGGTAATCCCGACCATGATCATTCAGGTCCGGGAAGCCGAACTCGGCGCCAGGCCAAAGGCTGGGGCGGTGGTGGTGTACCGGGGTAAAACCTGGTCCGCCACCCCGTTTCCCACCGCTTCGGCAGGAATCTGGACGGTGGGGCTCAATCAGGGAATCATCAGCTTGTAGGGAGGGGCCGGATGCCGATCATCGTCACGTTTGATGAATATTCAGTAGCAGAAGCAAAACACGCCCTGGACGGCATTAAAGAGGGCCTCATCACTAAGGCCACCGTTCGAGCCCTTAACAAGACATGTGACGGGGTTCGCACCGATCTGGTTGCCCTGATCAGGAAAGATTACAACCATAAAGCCGAGGCGATCAGGAAGCGGATATGGATCGACCGGGCCTCCGCCGCCAAGCCTTCCTGCCAGGTAGTGTCAAGAGGGAGGTCTATCCACCTGACCGACATAGCCACCACCGCCGAAACCACCAAAGGGGTGACGGTCAATGTCAAGAAAAATACAGGCCGCCGCCTCCTTCGCAGTGCCTTTGTTGCTGCCTCGAAGGTCAGCGGAAAACGCATGGTCTTCTGGCGGGTGCGGGCAGACGATTCTGAAAAAGGGCATACCGTTGTCGTCGGAAAATCAAAAGGGACCAGTGGAAGCAGAGTCCGGCTTGTAGGGCAGTATCCGATCAAATCTCTTTACGCCCCGCATCCTGAGATAATCTACAACACCGACGAAAACTGGCCAACGATTCAGAATCAGGCCCAAGCCCGGCTCGACAAAAACTTCGCTCACGAAGTGACCGCTCTCCTTAAGGGCTACGCGAAATGAGCAAGACCATCCGCCAGCAGATCATCGAGGCCTTTGCCGCCCATCTTGCCGCCACGAGTTGGCAAAGCGCCCCGTTCGCGGCGGTGTACGTCGGTCGCCTTGTTTTCGACCCCGACACCGACCCGCTGCCGCTGATCACCATCCTGCCCCGGCCGGACGCAACCGAGGCCACCCTATACGGCACGGACAGCAACACCATGCCGCTGGATGTCACCGCCCTGCTCCGGTTGGAAGCGCCGGACGGCGTGGCCCTTACCGCCACCGAGATGGGTGAGCCGGTCAAGGGCGAGTTGCAAGCGACTGCCTTTGCCATCCCCACCGCGCTGGCCGACATGGTGGAGCGGATCGAATACCGGGGCGGCGGGGTTGACGATTATCCCGACACCCTCGGACAAAGCACCTTCACCGTCAGCCTGTCGTTGGCGGTGGTGTACGAAACCAAAAAAGGCGACCCCTACAGCCAACCCTGAACAAGGAGAATCACCATGGGTAAAACCAACAGCGCGGACCAGGCCCTGGTCCAGTACGAATCCGGCCAGACCTTGGTCCCGACCCAGGCAATGACCGACTCCGGCGACCACCTGACCTTTTCCATCACGGCCAAACCCTGGTCCGGCAAGGCAGGCAAGGAGCCGGTGATCCGCCCCGACGGCCTGGCCACCGGCGGCGCCGTCAGCCCCAAGGTCGGCAACGACGACATGGTAACGGTGGCCGCCCTCACCTGCTATCTGGCCGGAGTTTCCACCGCGGTTGCTTCGGGGGATTTGACCGCCGTCCGCGCCCTGACCACCGACACCCACAATATCACCAGCCTCACCGTAACCAGCGCGGGCGCCCTGGCCGCCGTCTCCGGTCTGGACTCCACGTCCTTCTCCGAGGTGCGCGGCGCTGCAGGCGGACCGCCCCTGATCCCGGTCGGCTCCATCGAGATCGGGCAGGTTCGGCTCAGCTCGACCGCAGCGGCAGATGTCGCCGCCGCCGAGATCTTCCAGGTGCCGGGCAGCCATCAGGAGCGCTACGACTTTCCGATCTGGGATGAGGATTCCGGCCAGGGCCAGGTGACCTTCGCCGCCGCCCTGCCTTTGATCCATACCGGCACTGTGGCCAAGGCGGTCAGCGCCGAGGTCTATACCCCGATCTTCGCCACCATCGACCCGACCTCCGATTTCGTCCCGCCGGAGACCAGCCACAGCCAAAGCTCCCAGCAGGTCTACGGCGGGACCATCGGCTCCAGCTCCAGCTCCCTGAGCCAAGGCAGCTTCACCGCCTATCTCAAGGACGGCGTCACCGACCAGATCGTTAAAATTAAAAATGAAACCCTCTGGTTCCGCATGTATCCGCACCGGCTCAAAGCCCCGTACATCCTCTGTCAGGGCAAGCTCGGCATCGGCCGGACATTCCCGGCCGGTAATGCCATGCGGGCGGCCTGCACCATCTCCGCGGACTCGCCAGCCATCGATATGGAAGCGTAGGACACCTCGGCGATAAGCTGCCGGCCGCCCGCTGACAGCTTATCGCTTACCGCCAAAGCGCACCTGGAGCACAACCCATGCCATTCGATATGGAAAAATTCAACGCTGCCAAGTTTATCCCGCGCACCGATAAGGTCCCGGTCCCGGCCCTGGCCAAATTCTTTCCGAAAGGCGAGAAACCGGTCATCACCATCCGGGGCCTCACCGGCGAGGAGTTTGCCAGGGTCCGCGAGGCTCAGGAAAAAAACCGCAACATCGTCGCGGTGCTCGAAGCCCTGGCCGGATCCGGCGCGGACGAAAAGGTCCAGGCCCTCCGGGAAACCCTCGGCCTGGATTCGGACCACGTTCCGGACGATCTGGCCCGCCGGGTCGAGCAGCTTTCCGTGGGCAGCGTGGATCCGGTTCTGGATGTCCAGGCTGCGGCCAAGATTTTCCGGGTCTGGCCGGTGGTTGGGTTTGATCTCACCAACCGGATCACGATGCTGTCCGGACAGGGGATGCTGCCGGGGGAGTAGATCGCCTCTGGGGTGATCCGGAGGTCCGGACTGCCCTCCACCTCGGCCACGCCAGGGGCAAGATGTTGTACGAGCTGCGGCCTGATCTGTTTCCCCAGGGGTATCTGATCCCGGCGGAGACAGAGCTATGGTCGAGGTTTTTTTGCCGAGATCAAGCGCAAGTAACGGGACCGGAAAAATGAATGATCGGGTTGACCCAGCATATCTACAACTCTTCTGGTCGGTTCTGGTGGCCGCTGTTGTGGCCCTTTTAGCCATCGGGAGTTTCCGGGCCAAGGTGGCGACGAAGGCGGATCTGGAAAGCTCGGAAGATAACCAGGAGGCTCTCCTGCGAAAAAGCCTGTACCGGGAGGACGGCACCACCGTCTATACCCCGCGCGTGGAGTGCGAAAAAAGCCAAACATCTTGCGCCAACCGGGTCTGCGGCAAGCTGGACGAGATGCGGGCCGACAACCAACGGCGGCATGAAGAGGATCTGGCGACACAACGCATCCACCTGCAGGCTCATAGTGAGATCGCGGAGTTTGTCGGGTCGGTCAAGCAGTTCATGCAACAACGCAAGGAGGGCTGAAACCGTGACCCGCCTTTCTATCTGCCGAAATCGTTGCGACAGCTGCGGGGATTGCGATGTGTGGGTTCCGGGGCTGACTGAGTATATCGCCAGTGGGCGGACGCTGATTTCAAAAGACAAGCTCAGGGTGGACGCCGCCGCGATCCAGCGGGCGATTGACTGCTGTCCGTTGAGCGCCTTGAGACTGGAGCCGGTGACATGAATGTCCTGCTGACCAGATATGAGACCTCCGACCAGGGCACCTTCGGTCTGCTCGTGGCGGAATCCGGGTTTTCCTGCGGGGTGTTGGAGCTGCCCTGGCGTGACAACCGGGCGTCCGTATCCTGTGTCCCTCTCGGGGAATACCGGGCGGTGATCCGGCAGTCTCCCAAGTTCGGCAAGGTTTTTCATTTGACCAACGTGCAGGGCCGGAGCTTCATCCTGATGCACCAGGGCAACCTGGCCGGGGACACGAGCAAGGGCTGGAAAACCCACTCGCACGGCTGCCTGCTGCTCGGCAAATACCGGGGCAAGCTGACCGGCCAATCTGCGATGCTGGCCTCCCTGCCGACCTTGCGGGCCTTCATGCGGGAGACCGCCGACCAGCCGTTTAATCTCAAAATCGTGAGGGCAAAAAATGCTTGAGGCAATTTCCGGAGTTCTGGGTGGGGTGGCGAGCGGCGGTTTTACCGCTCTTTTCGGCGGGATTACCGGCGTGGTCGGGGCCTGGCTGCGGCAGAAGCACGACTTTGCGGTGATGAAGCTCCAGTCGGAGGAGAAAGGCCGGGACAGGCTGCACGAGCTGGCGGTGATGGACCGCGAGGCGGCCAGCGCCGAAAAGCTCGCCCTGGTCCACCTTGACGAAACCACGATTGCCGGGGAGCTGGCCGCCATGGGCAAGAGCATCGAGGCCGAGGCGGCGGGCGCCACCTGGTCCACCCCCTGGATGAGCAAGGCCACCGGCTGGGCGGGCAAGGTCGTCGCCGTGGCCCTGGGCGCGGTCGATGTGGTGCGCGGCCTGATCCGCCCGGCCCTGACCCTCTCTCTGGTGCTGATGACCTATCAGCTCTGGTTTGACATGAGCAAACAGTTGGGCGCGAGCTTCCCGACCGCCACCGCTTCGTCCGTGGTGGTGCGGGTGGTGGACATGATCCTGTTCCTGACCTGCATGGCGGTGGGCTGGTGGTTCGGCAGCCGGGGTTCGAAGCACGAGCGCCGCAATCAGTAGTCCCATCGCGTCGGGTTTCGCTTTGCTCTACCCGACCTACCAACTCCAACCATGTCCGCCCACTATCCTGTAGGTCGGGTAGAGCAAAGCGAAACCCGACGTTTTTCAAATTGTCGCCGCGGAAAAAATCAGGAGCATCATGGCAAACGCAGACCTTGAGCGCATCATCAAAATAGTCTTTGCCGGCGACGACAAGCAGGCCGTTGACTCAATCAATCGGGTTACCTCCGGACTCTCCACCCTGGACGGCGCGGTCTCCACCTTCACCGACCCCCTGGCCGGGATGGCGGACAATGTCCTCAAGGTGGATGCCGCCCTGCTGGCCCTGGTTGCCGGGGGGCTGCTGTATGCGCTCAACAAGACCAAGGAGTTTGAGAACGCCACGGTCGAGCTGGTCAAGGTTATCGGCGATGAGATCGGGCGGTTGGATGAGGTCAAGAAGTTCGCCATCGATATCTCCGACGTCTACGGGGAGTCATCCTCCGCCGTTCTGGCCAGCGTGGCAAACTTTAAGCAGGCCGGCTTCGGGATTTCCGAGTCCATGCTGCTCACCAAAAACGCCATGGATCTCAAGATCGCCGGCGACATCTCCGCCGCCGAGTCCAGCGAGGTTCTGGTAAGCATCCTCAAAGGCTTCAAGGCCCCGGCCGAGGATGCCGCCCGGGTGGTGGACATCCTCAACGAGGTGAGCAACAAATATGCCACCGACGTCCGCCAGCTCGCCACCGGCATGGCGGAGCTTTCCCCCATCGCCAACGCCATGGGCTTCTCATTCGAGGAGACCGCCGGGGTCCTGACCCCGGTAATCGAGGTTTTCCGCTCCGGCGGCGAATCGGCCATTGCCCTCAAAACCGGCCTGCTCAAGCTGATCGATGATTCCAAGCCGGTCCGCGAGGCCCTGGAGCGGCTGGGCGTGTCGCAGTTCGATGTCAACGGCCATATGCGCAGCGGCAAGGACATCCTCCTCGATGTGGCCAAGGCCTTTCAAACCGCCGAGCAGAACGACAAGCTCTTCCTCACCCAGCAACTGGTCGGCATCCAGCAGGCCGGCAGGATGGTCGAGGTTTTCGACGGCCTGGCCAAGTCCACCGAGGTGACCAATGTTGCCCTGGGCTCGACAGGCTCGGCGGCGGAAGAAGTGGCGGCCCGCCTTGCCTCGGCGGAGGTGGCGGTCAATCGCTTCAAAGAGGGCTTCAACAACCTGGCCATCTCGGTGGGCAGTCAGTTTGCCGCTGCCGCCAAAGAAGCGGTTGACGGCGGCACCAGCATTGAGAATGTCCTGCGCACCATGGTGGATGATGGCACCTTCGAGCCGATCTTTGCCAAGCTTCGCGACTTCTCCGCCCGGTTCGGCCAGTACCTGGGCGGCATTGCCGAGGCGTTGCCCGAGGCGATGGAACAAGTGGATTTTTCCGGGTTCCTTGCTGCCCTGGGCAGCCTGGGCGACACTCTGGGCGGGTTCTTTGGCGCCCTGGACCTTACCAAGCCCGATGATCTAGCCAGGGCCTTGCAGACGGTGGTGGATGCCGTCACCGGCCTGATTCGCATCACCGACGGCATGGCCGAGGCCTTTAAGCCTTTTTTCAGCCAGATCGTGGACTTTTTGCTGAAAGTCGCGGACAGCGACGAAGAACTCCAGAAGACCATCGGCAAGATCCTCTCCTTTGCCAAACAGATCGAATCCACCAGCCTGGCGGTGGTGGTGGGTCTGGCGGCAATGCGCGAGGCGGGAGTGGCGGTCGGCCCGGTTTTCGATGTCCTGGCCGGCACGATCCAGATAGCCTTCAACGGTATTCAGATCTCCTTCGACACCCTGATGCTCACCCTTGCCCTTGCCCGCCAAGGCTTTGCGAAATTTTGGGACACCATCACCCTCGGCAAAAGCGATGTGTTCCACCAGCAGCTGCTTGACGCCGAGGCGGATGTGAGCAAGTGGGCGGATGCCGTTGTGCGTGATGGCACGGACGCGGCCAACGGCCTCAACCGGGTTGCCGAGGGATTTTCCGCCACCGGCGAATCCGCCGACGCCGCCGGCACAAAAATCGGCGGGGTCAAGGGTCAGCTTGATACAATCCCTTCCCACACCCAGGCCGAGGTGGAGTTCTACCTCTCCGGCCAGGACAAGCTGGCCGCGGCCCATCAAGCCATCACCGATCTGCCCGGCCAAAAGAATATCGAGATCACCACCTCCGATCTCGACAGCATGCGCACCACCCTGGCCGCGTTCGGCATCGACATCGCCAATATCCCCGAGGAAAAGCTGGTCGCCCTCAAGGCGATCACCGACGATGCGTCCTACAATGCCGCGGTGGAACAGTTGATGATTGATTTTCCCACGGAAAAGTCCGTCTCCATCCGCACCGCCATCGATGGGGCATCAATGGCAGAGGCCCAGGGGGAATTCAACCGGTTCGCCGATCTGGGCATCACCGTTACCGTGGATGATTCCGGCCTGGTCACCATCACCAACGAGCTGGCAGGAGCCAAGGATCTGAATATCACCGCCAAGGTGGACAAGGCCAAGGCGGAATCTGACGTTAAAAAAATGGCCGATGCCGCCAAGGAGCTGGAAAAGTCCGTGGAATGGCGGGCCAAGCTGGATATCGCCGAGGTTGAGGCCAACGCCAAAATATTGGCCGCCACCCTCTCCACCCTCGGCAGCACCTTCGACGCCTCCACCAGCCATGCCTCAGCCATGATGAAGGAATGGTCCGATGCCCAAGGAAAATCCGGGGATATCTGGTCCAGCGATGTGTACAAATCCAATCAGCTCACCGACATGATGGAGAGCGAGGAACTCAATCGGCAGTCCATGCTCTCCCAGCAACGCGATCTCACCGCCGCCGAGATAGATTACATGCGGGCCCGCACCACCGCCCTGGCCCAGGGTGACGCCCTGATCAAGATCGACGGCTCCGGTCTTGCCCCGCATCTGGAAGCGATCATGTGGGACGTGCTGGGCGCGATCCAGGTCCGCGCCAACGAAGACGGGCAGTCCATGCTGCTCGGCTTGAGCTAAGGAGGCCCCATGCGTATCGGTATTTCCACCCCGCTTTTCGACCTGGACGGCGCCCGGCTCATCCGCGTTACCCCCCAGACCATCCCGTCTCTGTTCAGCGGCTCCCGCAGGGTATCGTCCACCGCCACCCTGGACGGCGGCGCGCTGCTCTACGATACAGGCTATGCGGTGGCGGACCGGCGGCACACCATCGAGGCGGCGGAGCACGACGTGCGCGCCACGGCGGCCTGGTTCGCCATGCTGGTCAAAACCTACAATCTGATCCAGGTGGTCACGGACGAAGGCGTTTTCCTCGCCGCGCCCAGCAAGTGGTCCATGATAAACGACATACCCACCCTGGATCTGCTTTTCGCCGAGCAGCTCGCCTGAATTAAAAAAGTGCTGAGTGCGAAAAAGTGCTGAGTGCTGAGTGCGAAAAAAAAGTGCTGAGTGCTGAGTAAAAGAAACGTACCTCGTACTCGGAACTAAGCACTCGGAACTAAGCACTAAAAAAAGAGCACTAAAAGAAAGGAGAACCCCATGGCTGTCATCATCAACCAGTATTACCAGGCCGGCGTATACCGCAACAACGGCACCATCAGCCTGCTCAACCCGGCCATCACCATGGCCCTGGTCAGCAAGGACTACACCCCGGATCTCGACCTGCATACCCTCTGGGCCGATGTCTCGGCCAACGAGGTGGCCGCGGGCTCCGGCTACACCACCGGCGGAGCGGCATTGGTCAACCTCAGCCTGGTCCGCACCGGGCCCCTCACCACCTGGGATGCCGATGACCTCACCTGGGCAGCCCTGACCAAGACATTCAAGTACGGGATCATCTACCTCAACGATACCATCGGCGGCGTGGTCAAGCCCCTGCTCGCGGTGGTTGATTTTGACGACACCACCACCATCGCCGAAGTGACCTCGGGCGGGACTGACTTTGTTTTCCAGCCCAGCCTTTCCGGCCTGCTTGTCTTTGGCCCGGATACCACGATCTGCGGCGCGTAAGGCTATAACCGCCTCGCTTAACCAGCCACCCAAAAAGGAGCCCACCCCATGAGCAACGTCCTCTACGACAGCGGCCGCAACGCCTTTGCCAATGCCGGTATCAACTGGCCCAGTGACACCATCAAGGCCATCCTGATCGATACCGCTCAATACACGGTAGACCTGGCCCTTCACGACTTTCTCGATGACATCCCGGCGGGGGCCAGGGTAGCCATTGCCTCCCTGTCCGGCAATAGCGCCAGCGCCGGGGTCTGCGATGCGGCGGATACGGTTTTTAGCTCGGTCTCCGGCGTCAGTGCCGAGGCAATAGTACTTTACAAGGATACGGGCACCGAATCCACCAGCCAACTCATCGCCTATATCGACACGGCCGCCGCCGGCCTCCCCGTCACCCCGGACGGCACCAACATCACCATCGCCTGGGATAACGGCGCCAACAAGATTTTCAAGCTGTAGGCCTGACCATGGCACGAGAAGACCATTCACCCTGCTTGAGATGCGGCCGTTGCTGTTGGGACTGGAAAAACAACGACCCAGCCAACCGCTGCGACCATCTGGCCGATGACCTCCGCACCTGCCTGGCCTATGGCCGCCGGGCCGGAGTCAACCGGGGCGAGTGTGATAACCACATGGAAATCCGCCAGGCGTGCGATCTTCACCCGGATTGCGGCTATATGCAGGAGTGGCGTCGGCAGGGCCTCGTGTGAGGCGCCACCAACAGGAGTCCCTTAAATGATCCTTTACCTGGCCGATGCCGATATCACCGCTGGCTTTTTTGAGACCCTAGCCACGGCTCCCCCATCCTCCCGCGACGAGACCCAAGGGTGGACGGTAGACAAAAAGTCCGGGAATGTGTCCGCCGGATATCGCCCAGACACCTGGCGCCTAGCCGCTGATTTCGGGGATTTTTTGCCGCCGACTTTCACCGGCTATGGCTACCGGACCTCGGCTCGGCTTTCCGGTACATTCGCTTTTGGTTTATGGTCTCTGGCCTTCAAGGTCAAGTGCAACAGCTATTATGCCCAGATAGGTGGGCCGATGATGCGGTTGTGGCGCGGCACGGCCCCGGACGGCTCCGATGCGGTAATAGTCTTAAATTGGAGTGGCTCCACGAGTATTGGCTTCACCGCAGCCAATCAGGACCAGGCTGGCACTCTGGTTAGCAATTTCAGCGCGGGCACATTCGACAATCAGTATCTCTTCCTGGAGGTGCTCTGGTATTGTAGCGCCTCCGGCGGCAATAATGCCGCCAGTGTGGCCTGGGTCCATAATGAGGGCGCAGCCGAGGCCCTCACCACTCCGACCTTTACCTCTGCGGCCCCCCCGCTCAATATCGACCTCACCGACCAGGGCATCCCCACCGCCGAAGTGGTCTCCGCTCCCACCGTCGCCGTCTCCCTTTCCTCCTTGACCCTGACTCTCGCCGCCGGCGAATCGTGGCCCTGGCAGGCCCCCGCCTCATCCTGGTCTTGGCGGCTGGCCCCGAACCGGCCCCGGCAGGAGATCCACATCTGCGTGCTCACCGGCGGGCATGTGAGCCTGCCGGACCTCGAGCTGCCCATCTCCTCATGGCAGGCCCGGCTCCGAAACGGGGATCCGACCTATGTCTCGGCCATCGTCCCCAACGCCCTGGCCTATGCGGATGCAATTACGGCCAGAACAGGCGGCCAGCTCAAAGTATACAAGGGCTATCAATTCATCGACCTGCAGGGCGGCAGGTTCCTGGCCCTGGTGGCGGAGACCACCCTGAACAGCATCCGCCACGACACCGGCCCCAGATCCAGCTCCGTCACCCTGGTCGGCTATGCCAACATCACCAACGCCACGCCGAAGACTTTTGTATATGACACCCTGACCTACAAGTCGTTGCAGGCGGATGGCAAACGCCGCTGGCGCACCGGCCTCAAGCTCAATATCGCCGAAGCCATGGCGGGCGATACCTGGACGTTCATCGCCCGCCCGGGCGACACCGTAACCCACCAAGGGGAATCCATGGTGGTCGGCTTCATCTCCCTGGCCGTCTCCGACACCTTTGAGCTGGTCGAGCTGGTGGAGGCCTGAGCGATGGGCAAGGCGCAGATAATGGCCAGCCTTGGCGAAGGACTGTACCAGTCCAGGATCACGTACAATACCACCCTGCCGGCCGCCAGAAAGGCCGCGCTTGAGGCCCGCAAGCCTGCTCTTGAGCAGCAGCTTGCCGATGCGGCAACAGCCCGGCTGACGGCAGAGACGGATGTTACTGCGGCCCAAGCAGAGCTGAACCTGCTCATCGAGCAACTGGTTGCCGCCACCCCGGCGGCTGCCCCGGCTATTCGCGCCGCCATTGCGGAAAAACAGGCCGCGGCCAAAATACCCGGAGAGATCCTGGCCGCAGCCCAACGGAAAGAATCCCGCCTCACCTTGGATCTGGCCCAAATTACCACGGAGATCGCCAGGCTCGATGCCCTGCTGGCAATCGAGGACACCAGAAACATCTGGTGCGCCGATTATTCCACCACCCTCACCGGCCAGGTGGACACCATAGAGATAAACGGCGAGCCCGGCCAAATTCTCATAGCCCCCGGAGGCTCTGGAGAGCCCTCTGCCCTGCTTACCGGGGTCGAGGCCATGACTACCGCCAACTGGGCCAGAAACTGCGCCTTGCACCCCTATTGGCAGAAATGGAAGCCCACCTACCGCACCGGCCTGATCCTCTCCATCTCGGGAGATACTTGCACAGTATCCCTGGATGCGGCGGTGAGCAGCTATCAGGCTCTGGATATCAACCAGCAGGCTATTCTCGGCGGCGTGCCGATCCAGTACCTGAATTGCAATGGACTGGCCTTCGAGGTCGGCGATGGGGTGGTGATCCGGTTTACCGGGCAAAACTGGAGCAGCCCGGTGGTGGTAGGGTTTGCGCATAACCCGGAAATATGTTGCCCTGATATTGTCATCCAATACACCACGATCAACATGTTTCTGGGAGAATCACAGGAACTGTCGCTGGCCGCTGCCGTGAGTCAATCCTGCCCGGTGTACTGGTCGATCTCTCAATACCCGCAACCGGCGGACTGGACAAACCCAACCCCCGCCGAACTGGCCGCCGCTGCCACCGGTGACGGCACTCGCGGCACCCTGACCAACCTGGACAGCTCCCCGCTTAATGCTTCGGCCCCGGTAGTGCTGTATACCGCGCCTAGTGCCTGGATCAGCTGCGATGCGTCTCAGGCAACGGTCCAGGCCCACGGGTTCGGCCAAACTGACGAAATGACGATGCATGTGAGCGATGCCGCCGGCGCGACTGGTGCCGTCCAATGGAGTATTGGCGCTGGTTTTACCGCTCAATCTGGATCTGGTGCGTTAGGAGGCCCACCATGCCCCGGCTATGAATGTTACGTTTATGGGAATATCTACAATCATCGTATTTATTGTTCTTCCGGCGCGCAATGGGAACAATACAGCCCCGGCGGCGGCACCGCCTTCTATTTGCCCGGTTATTGCGCCTCGCAATGTATCCAAGATACCTCGGTTGACCCCAGCACTCCCGGTATTCCATCGTCTGCATGGCAGTCTTTTCCTGGCGCTTTGCAAATGAATCCCCCAAATGATCCGACGGACCCCCCTTCTGTTACATGCTGTATGGTGCCAGAATAGATGCTTGCCGCCGCCCGCACATATTGGCAAAAAGCATACCCAGGCCAGCCTTGCAACATCACCCAGGCCATGCGGGAATACACCGCCTCAATTTCCGCCTCACCCCTGCCGAGAAAAACCGGGACTCAGTATGGCAGAACAACGGATGCCCCCCTGAAAAAATGCCGGTGCAGTGCGTTCATGCACATAACCGAATCAGACCGGCCTGATTATGAATCAATGCTTGTTTGTTCTGAGTGTGGGGCGCGGGAATACTCGGATTTATCCATGGCGGATTACTTGCGAGCCGTATCAGCCGCCCGCGAAGAAAAAGACTTTGCTGATGTTGATGAGATCCGCGCTCCCTACGCAATCAGGGAACAACGCCGGGCGATCTGCGCGGCCTGCGAACACATCAAGGATGGCCGGTGCACGGCCTGCGGCTGCAGGATCAAACACCGCACCTACTACCGCATATTGGCCTGCCCAAAAGACCACTGGCCGGCAATCGATTGATAGATAGTGGTCCGCGCCGCGGCGCAAGGCTAAAAAAAGGAGACAGGATGGCTGAATTTGTCACGGTTATCAAATGGGTGGGAGTCGGGGTGATCGGGTTTGCCGCCGCCGTGGTGACTGCATGACCGCCCCGGCCTACGCATCCGATCTCACCCCGATCATCGAGGACATGGCCTCCACCACGGGCTGGGCTGCCCTGGGCGGTGGTGCTTCCGCCCTGGTTGCCCCGGAGACGGACTTTTTCAAACAGGGCTCAAACTGCATCTCCAAGGCAGGCTGGTCCACCGCCACCAAAGGCATGATCTACAACGCCGGCAGCGGTCAGACGATCCCGGCCGGGAGCGCTCTTTTTATCTTTGTCGAGTTCTGGGCCTCCGCCGCCCTGGCCACGGAAGCAAACGGCGGCATCCAGGCCCTGATCGGCTCGGCGGCCTCGGCCTTTAGCCAGCACTACGCTTCCGGCTCCGATTACATGCGAAAGGGCCGCTTCCCCTGCCTGGTGGTGGACCCCACCCGCACCGCCGAGGCCACTACCGGCAGCCCAAGCGGCACCCTGCAGTATTTCGGGGCCCAGGCCTATGTGCCGGGCAGCGGCCCGTCAAAGGGCCAGCCGCTCGGCATCGATGCTATTCGCTTTGGCCGGGATTTCACCGTCACCGGGGGCGAGTCCGGCAACTACGCCACCCTGACCGGGGCGGTGGCCTACAACAACGACATCTCCCGCCAGTACGGCCAGCTTGACGATGTCTCCGGCGACCCTACCCTGATTGGCCGTTTGATCCTGGGCACCTCCGGCACCCCGGTTGATTTCCGCGACAGCAACCAGACTCTCAAGATCGGTCGCACCCCCTGCGTGGCCGCGACTTTTTCCGGTATCGAGGTAAACCACGCCTCCAGCCGGGTGGACTGGACCGGGTACACGATCAAGCCGGTCGATCCGGCCGTGCAGCGGGGGTACTTCCTGGCCAATGCCGACGCAACCATCAACCACCTCGGCTGCACCTTCGAGGATGTGGGGGTGTTTACTTACGGCGGAGCGGCCGGCACCGTCACGGGCTGCGTGTTTCGCCGGGCTGATCAGGTAAAGCCCGGCGGGGCGGCGGTCACCTCCACCCTGTTTGAGGCGAGCAACGACAGCACCGGCGCCATGCTGATCACCAGCCCGGCGGAAATGGCGGCGACCTCCGGCTGCGATTTCAAAGGCAACGCCATAGCGATCAAGATCACCGCCGCCGGCACTTACACCTTCGACGGCCACCAGTTCACCGGCAACACGGACCAGGTTGATTTCACCGGCACCGGCACCTGCACGATCAACCCGACCAACGGCTGCAATGTGAGCCAAGGCGGCTGCACCGCCTCCGGCGGCGGGACGATTGTGGTCAACGCCGTGCAGATCCAATTGAGCTTCACAGTCTCCCCTGCGATTACCGGGTACGAGTGGCGAATCTACGAGGAAGATCCGGATCCCGGCGTTATAGGCAGCACGGAGTTGGCGGGCGAGGAGACCGCTTCGTCCAGCAGCCAGAGCTATTCCTATGTTACCGGGGATGCGGGTACCGATGTGGTCATCCAGATCATCGCGGCCGGTTATGAGGAATCGCTGACCTACCTGACTTTAGGGGCGGTTGGTCAGTCCAGAAATATAACATTAACCCCAGAGGAAAACGCATGAAGCTGCAAACCGCCTATGCCACGACGGTACTGGATCAAGATGAAAATAAATGGATTGTTTACAGCGGCGAGGAACGCCTGGCTGAGCTGCCGGCGATTCTTAAAGAGCAGGAGGTGATGGCGGTTATCCGTTTTGGCCGGGCGCACGAACTCGCCGGCCATGCCGAAGGGTTTGCTGCCGGGCTGGCGGTCGGCAATAAGGAACTGGAAGAAAAAATAAAGCTGCTCGAATGGCAGGTGAATACCATGGCAACAGAAAACGTCCGCTTGGCGGATATCCTCGAAGCACAATAAAGGAGCACGACTATGGCAACCGCAATTTTAATCGATCTGTCAAACTATGACACCCTGCTGGTTCAGTCCACCCAGGGCCGGGCAGGCACCCCGGACGGCAACATCTTTTTTGATACCACCAACGGGCGGATCGAGATCATCACCGCCGAAGAGTTGGCGACGGTAGACCTGGGTAGTGGGGCGGAAGCCAACCCGCTCACCAACGATCTGGGCATCAAATTCGAGGCGCTGTATGCTTTCGAGAACCAGGAGCGGCGAACTGACGAAAACCTTCGGATGTACGACCGTTATTTCAAGGGTACCTTTAAATTCGGTGGTGCTTACGAAATCATCAACGGGCGGAAGTTTGATATCGCCACCTCCGATACCGGCGATGACCGCACCAAGGTGCGCGGCTCCGGCTGGACTGAGCGGGCGGCTAACGGGAATGAAGACCGGATCTATTACGGTAACAAATCCTTGGGCAACATAGAAGCAACCTCCCAGCCTTACCTCCAGCTTTCTTCCGGTGGCGCGCCGGTGGATTACGCCAAGCCCGGGCCGGTCGATGAGGCGGTGCAGGTATTCGGCACTACGGCAAACGGCGACACCGGAGCCGGAACTTTCGATACCCGGACCTATGAGGCCTTGTCGGTCAGAACCTTCGGCTTCAACTATGACCGGAAAGTACTGGCCGATTCTGGGGTGACCCAGATGGGCGGCTACTCCTCCGGTTTCGCGCTTGGCGAGTCTGCCCACCTGACCACCGGCAACTATGACCTTGTCGATGTTTACGGCGTCGCGCAGGTTTCCCCCTGGACAGGCATGTCTCTGGAGAAGCTGGCTGTTGCCCAGACGGAAAGCGGCTTTAACGAGGCGGATGGTGCTTTCACCTGGGTGCTGAACAACACCGCCAACGGCAGCCTGAACCAGTGCGTCGCCTTCCTCGATGCCCTGGCGCAGACAGATGACGACATCGACACGGGCACGGAAACCGTCACCAACGGCAAACGGGTTAACACCTGGTACAGCTACAACGCGGCAGGGCAGATCGTTACCCGCTCCGGCGCCGATTCTCTCGGGTTGTTCATTGAGAATGTCCCGACCGCTGACGAGCAGAGGATTGTTTTCACCGACGATGCCGCGGCACTCAAGACCCGGCCTTTCAGCGTCCAGCTTGAGGTAACCACCGGGGCATTTGCAATCGCCGACGCCTCGGCTTGGTATCACATGCACTTTTTGACTGACTTCAACACGTCAAGCGCGGTGACGGTGGTTGATTCGTCGGCAGCCGCCATCAAGGGGAATGTCGCCGGTGATGTTATCGGCGGGAAGATTGTCAGAGCCTTCGACTATGACGGTGATATTCTGGGCGGCACTGCCGGCACCGACAAGGACGCTGTTGTCCAGGTTGAAGGCGATGGCGGGGCAACCCAGGCCAAGACCGTGTTCACCATCTCCCGCGCTGCGGTTGTGGGCGTGACTTGTGCGCCGGGCCTTGAGACAAACGTGTAAGGAGCCGCTATGTCTGTTGCCAACCCGGTTATAGACCACCTTGACCCCGCCACCAAGAGCATCTACTTGGCGGCGGGGGTCGCACAGTATCATCCGGTCACGGACATCTACGCCGAGGTCCGCACCTTGCGGCGGCTGAACGATGCCTTGCGCTGGTTCGATGTGCCGGTTACGGCGGAGGGCAACATCCCCAAGGGCGGCGGCAAGTATACCTCCCGCTACGCCGTTTTCAACAACGGCTGGCGGGTGGTGCCTACCACCGGCTTGCCGGTGCTGTATATCTCCGGCGAGCAGATCACCGATGACGGGCAGAGCGGGCCGGACTGTATCGACCTGACCCTGCTGCCCCCAGGAACCGGGATCACCATCATGTACGAGCCGCCTGCCTCGGAGCTGGTCCGGGCGGATGCCGAACTGGAGGCGGTAAAGCAGATGGAGTACAACAACCGGGTGGCCATCGACCCGACCAGCCCGTTCTCCGGCACCTTGTGGCCCATGGGCACCAGGCGTCAGCCCATAAACAATCTGGTTGATGCGCTGCTCATCATGGATGAGCGGGGTTTTGCGACGCTCGATGTGCTGGGGAACTTAACCCTGCAGGCCGGGGATGATGTCGGCGGCCTGTCCATCATCGGCCAGGATAGGGACACCAACACCCTGACGCTCGAAGACGGCTGCCTTACCTGGGGGGCAAACATCAGCAACCTGACCCTGACCGGCGTCTGCGGGGGCAGGATGAATCTGCATGATTGTCATATGAAAGATATCGTGGGTCTGTGCGCTACCGACGGCAACGCCAACATTTCGAACTGTTACCTGATGGGCAGCATCCAGCTGCGTTCTCTTGCCGCCCGGCAGTTTATTTTCACCAACTGCGTGGGAGCGGAAAAGGAACTCAAGCCGACCCTGGATATAAACGGCAGTCCGGCCACGGTCCATTTTAACGATTTTGCCGGAGAGCTTTATGTCGGCGGGGCGACGAATCCAGAGCAGCACATGGCCTTTGACATCGACTCCGGCACGATAAAGTTTCTTTCCACGGTTACGCAAGGTCAGCATGAATTGCGGGGGATCGCAAAGTTTGTGGATGAGACGACCCCCCAGGATGGTCTTTTTGTTGATACCTCCGGCCTGTTGCGGCCGGTGGACTCACAATACGGCGGGAGGGTTTATATCGACGCCACAGGGGCGGCGGGCACTCTGTATCCTTTGGGTTTGTTCGGCACTCCGGTAAATAGTATCGCAAACGCCGCGCTGATCGCCCCCAAATATAACTGTAACGATCTGCACGTCCACTCGGACACCCAAGCCGTGGGGCAGTACCTGCGCCACTATATTGTCAGCGGCCACGCCGGGGAGACGATCTCGTTCGACGCCGCGTGCGACTTGGACGGCCTTATCTTCAAGGGGTTGGGTATCACCGGCACCTTGTCCGGCTCGAACGAGTTCGAACAGGCAATCCTTAAAGATGTGGACGGAGTGAGTGGGCAAATAAAGGATTGCATGGCTCAGGGCGATATCGGTTTTACGGGTCAGGTGTATATCCGGGGGTTACGCTCCCACAGCCAAAACCCAATCAATCTGAACGTAGGCACGGCAATGCTGAATGCCACGGATATTTTCGGTATGTTTACCGTCACCGGCAAGAGCGGCACCGAGGAGATCAATCTCCATTGCGGCTATGGGGCGATCACTATTGATGAGACCTGCACCGGCCCCGGCCAAATTTATTTGGTTGGAAACGGTGTGTTGATCGCCCATAACGGCAGTTGTCCGGTGGTGAATTTACTTGAGAGTGATGCGTCCGGTGCCGAGGCCGTCATGAGGTACACCCGCTGATGGATGTCTGGGAACTTGCAACCTCTAACAGCACCATCGCCGAGGGCGATTTCTGGGAGCATCTCAACGCCCAGGGCGGCGGCGGCGGCCCCACGATCATCATCGGCGGCGACTTGACCGCTGATCTCGGCCCGATGTCTGTTACGGCGTGGGCCGGGGCGGCATTGTCCGCCGACATAATCATCCAGCCCATCGAGGCGAACGCGGTCAGCGAGGTGCTGACCGCCACCATCAACCAGATAACCACCGCGGAGGTGTAGCATGGCCATGCCTGTGCTTGTAACCGGGGACGACACCACAATCCCCGTGACCCTGAAAAAAAACGGCGTCACCTTTATCATCGGCGCCGAGGCAACAATCAAGGCCCGGCTGGTGAGCCTGGACCACAAGACCACCTACACGGCCGAGGTGGAGGTGGACAAGGGCGAGACGGGCACCGACCTGAGCAAGAGCCTGGTGGTGGCAAGTTTCTCCCCCACGGCTACCAGCGCGATCGATTACCAAGGCAAGGCCCTGCTGGAGATCCAGGTGGACGATGGCGGCAAAAAGACCTGGTTCGCCGCCATCGAGATCAAGCGGGGGAATATAGCATGATCAGGGTGTGGACCCTGCGTGGACACTTTTCCACAAAAAAGGGTTTCCGAGATAACCCGGAAACCCTTACCACACTGGAGCCAACGAGGAGAGTCGAACTCCTGACCTACTGATTACGAATCAAGATATTTGTATAATATCTTTTTGTTTTTTCGTCATTATTAGCTTTCAAAAAGTGTCCACTGTGGACACCACCTGTCTGTCTATTTCCCTTTTCTCATGGCCGCCACTTTGGCTTGGGCGTCAACCAGCCGCCTGGTTTGCACCTGA